AAAACTCAGAGTATTAAGTCTAAAGCTAATCTTGGGAATATTCCTTATTCTATGAAAGGTAATACTCTATTCTCTAATGTTATTAAGCCTTCGGAAAGAGAGCTTTATACAATACATTTTAAAGGTTTATGTGGCAGTGTTATAGCCACACAAGCAGGATACATTATGGGTATGCATGTTGCTGGTTCAGATAAAGAGAACTTAGGTGTTAGTTTAGTATGGCCTCAAAGCGCGTGTAGATTTCTTAATAATTTACCGAGGCTAAATGGAAATCCAGGCGTGGTTTTATTACATGATAAACAAGAAGAAAATGCGTCTTGTGCTCGCGTAGAATCCTTTGGGTACGCTGCAGTACCAGAAGAAAGCTCCATTGTGCCTAGTCCTCTACACGGAGCATACCCAGTAACACGTTTTCCTGCGAATCTAGGGAAATATGGATATGATACCGTGCAAGAAGTTTTTAAGAAGTCAACCGCTCAAGTTGTTGCCCCACCACTTGAAGAGGTGGAATTCGGTAAACTGGTTTTAGCAGACTTACTTCCAGAGTTTTCAGATGTAACTGATTTTGATGTGATTAAGGGTTTTGAAGGTATATCTCCGATGAAAAAAGACACTTCTAATGGCTTTGGTTGTAAGAAAACGAAAGCAGAATATATAGATTTTGAGCTAGGTAAACCCTTAGACTTTTTTGCCAAAGAGCTAAATGACTTTGAATCGTACGTCAATACAGATGATCCTCGAGCTAATCAGTTTTTTGTCTGGTTTGAGACGTTGAAAGACGAAATTCGAAACGTTGAGAAGGAAGGGGAACCTAGATCTTTTAGAGTGTCAACCATTCATCAACAGTTTTGGACGAAGAAGTTGACTGCTGATTTAGTAGGGAAAACTCTGAAAAATCGTCACCAAAACCAAATTATGATAGGATGCAATCCTATTAAAGAATGGCCTCGGATGGCGGAAATTCTTTCTAATGTCAATATATTTGCAGGTGACATAGGCAAGTGGGATGGAGCTATGCTACCATCTGTTCAGCAAGCGCTTAATGATGTGATTATATCGAAATATAAAGGGTCCCACAGAAAGATGCTCGAAGCTATATTGCATAATCTTAAAAATTCAATAGTGATAGTTCAAGGGAAGATGTTTGTAATGACACACTCTATGCCCTCTGGCTCTTTTCTTACTGCTTTTTATAACAGTTTAGTTAATAGATTTTATTCAGCTATGTGGTATTATAGAAATACGGAAAATGCATGCGTAGGATTGTTTAATAAAGAAGTAGTGGATTATGTTTATGGCGACGATAAAGTCGTTGGTGTGTCAAAGAGTCGACCTGATTTAAACGCCGTATCTATGTTGCAGTTTTTTGTTTCTATAGGTATGAATTTTACCGACGCAGCAAAAAATCCTATTTCGAAACCTTACCAAACTCTTAGCGAAATCTCTTTTTTAAAGCGAGATTTTGTTTATCACAATGAGCTTAATCGGATAGTTTGTCCATTGGCTCTTAACACTCTTAAAAATACAATATCTTGGGTAGACGCAAAGAAAGACATGGATGTAGTCATGTCTGGAAAGATAGACGCTGTTTATAGAGAGTTGTACTTGCATCCTAATCACAATGATTTAATGTTGCAATTCAGATTGATAGTGGAACAGCAGTATCCGTACTATAAATGGTTATCCAACAATAGTATTAAAGATCTCTATAATAGAGATCCAGAAAATTTTTTATTTAATGCCAACTTATTTTTCAGTTACCATTAATTGTAATATTTGAATTATTCTACAAATTGTATATAGTTGTCTAATTTATTTTATATCGTTTATCTGTATTTGTTTAAACTTTTTATTGTAAAATTTTATATATTAGGAATCTTAATCTAGCTTAATTTTTCCTAGATTATTGTAGCCTTATTAGAAAAAGATCCTATTAACCTCATTGGAACTTAAGGTTAATAGTAATAAGTTCCACATCAAATCAAGATTATAAAACTAATTCAAATCATAATATAAACTCAAATAAAGAAACTCCCTTACAGGGAGCTTCTAACCAGCAATCTATTGCTAGCGTCGAAACTGATGTTATTAGTTCTAATGCTCAAAATAGAGACTTTGACTCGCTCAGTACTTTTACAGAGGGGTCTACAAATAATCAAACTGGAGTATCAGTAGGAAATGCTGTTGTTAATCCAGTTTCCCAAGCATATTATTCCAGCTTGCGTACTCGAAGTGTAGTGGAGCCTGATTATATTTATACTGAGTGGCCTAAGCCAATTGGTATGGATCCAAGTTTAAAAATGACTTATTCTCCTCTACTCAAAAAGCCTTTTAAGTTAACTAATATTAAATGGACTACTACAAACGCAGCTAAATCATTAATAGGAGAGATAAGTCTTCCTAGTGCGATGCTAGAAAATAATGATATTATATCATACCCTTTTTCAATGGGAGCTTACTATCGAGCAAAAATATCTTTAATATTTCAAGTAGCGGGATCTCCTAACCACGCAGGTATCGTTCTTGCTGCCGCTCTTCCTCAAGGTATATATAGTAACTCATACTCTTATTTCCTGAGTCAAATGGTTCAGTCATCTATGGCGGCGCCACATGCATTTCTACATGCTAATGAGTCTACATCAGTGAGGTTGCAAGTACCTTTTTATGCAAATACAGCTTTGCTTCCATGTGAACCAGTTGAGGGATCACGTATGACTTATTTAGATCATGATGGTGACTTTGCCTCCGTTAAAATTATAGTTATGAATCCTCTTTCTACTAGCACAGGCTCCACTGATGTTACGATATCAGTACACGCAGTTTTTGATGAAGTAGAATTTTACGTACCAGATACTGTAAATAAAAAGTGGGAAACTCCCACATTCTCTGCTGAAGCCAGCGGGTTAATCACTCAAGGCAAAAAA